AAAGGAGCTTGGCCTGACGGGGCGGCTGCACCCCCGCTAACGGTCTACGGTTGACTACGTAGCCGTGCCGCGCTCGGCTCCACAGTTGCCACACTGCTTCATAGCGTCCGGTGGACTTCCACCACCTCGTCGTCTCTTTTATTGAGTTGCGTCCTTTTGTCTGCCGCCCCGAGGTTCAAGGTCTTACGGATCGAGCAGGAGATAACTCGATACGGAGCGGCAGACAGAAGGGCGCGCCTTCTGTGCTGTTTCAGTAGCCGGTCATTCCTCCGATGCCGAACAGGATCAGAAAAAGGAAGCCGCCGAACACTGCGAACAGCAACGCGAAACTTTCTTCAGGCTTCTTCATGGAGCTGCTCCTTCACTTCAGCGATGAATCCCTCGGCGTACTCGACCAAGGCCAGAGCCCCGGCACGCCCAGAAGACAAGCTAATCTCTCCGCCCTTGTAGGCGAGCACGAGGCCGCAGTCTGTGACTGACCACTCGGCAACGAACTTGCACATGACCGTGTTGATTGAGCACTCGGTGTTGGCCTTGAGGTTTTGGATGCCGATGCAGAAGTCCGCAAACGGGATGTCCATGAGCCAGACCTTGAGGCCGTCGAGGTTCGTGACGCTGATGTCGATGGTTTTGGTTTGCCGGCAGTAGAGCTGGCAGAGGATGCCTTTGGCGATCATTCGGCCGCCGGAACCTCGGAGGAGGCTGGGATTTGTCATTTGTTCTTCTCCTTACCAAGGGTGACGGCGGACCGCTTCCTTCTCTTCTTCATCGGTGAGAGCTTCTCGGACGGCATCGCGCTCTTCGCTTCGAATCGTGTCGGCGTCGTTGTAGGCTCCAAAGGCGTCTTCCAGGAAGTCGGCAAAGTAGTCGGCAACCTTGAGCCGGATGCGACAGTCGCTGATGCTTTCGAGGTGCCTGCAGATCAGGTCGTCAACGTCTTCCCTGAATTGCGCCAGGATTGCGTCGGTGCCTTCCTGAATGCGCTTTTCCTCGGCAAGGCCGAAGGTGTCGATGGTTGGAGTGAGCATTTGCTTATTCCTTTGTCGGGGGCCTCCGTGGGATGATTAGAGCGTCGGAAACAAGTTCGAAAAAACCGACTTTCTCTAATCACCCCTGGAGGGAACTTGTATGTCTGAATAAAAAACTGTTGAGCAGACTCTGGAAGAACGCGTGGCCTTGCTAGAAAAAAAGGTCGGGGAACTTACGGCCCTCTACGCAAGCCTTTCGCAGAAGATCAATCGCCTGCACCCTCAAAAACCTGTTGGTGTTCCGAAGAAGCACTAGCCTCTTCTTCTGCGATGACCTGAAGTCGAGGAAGCTGCCATTCCGTGGGTTCGCCTTCGATTCGTGCGGGGGGTGTCCTGCGGAGTACTTCCGTCTTCGCCAGCAGCTCGTTGAACGAATCAACGAATTTCTGGAGTTCTGCTGCGACGTCTTTTGCGGTTGTGGGTGTCTTGACTCGGGACACTCCTACGCGGTAGCCGTGAAGCGCAAACGACTGGACGAACTGCGCTGGTGATCTGTCAAGTTGTGCCGTGAGCGCTGCGACTTGATCGGTGAGGTTTGTGGTGGTCATGGTGTTCTCTTTATCAAGTTAGGCTTGAAAATCGACAAAGAGAACTTTAAGTCGGGCTTGAATAAAAATCAAGTGCGACTTGAGTTGTAAATTTTAAAAACTCAAGCAACACTTGATTTACGTCAAGGTTTTAGGTGTAAAAAAACCGCCCCAAAGGGCGGCTTGTAGTGCAACGGTTGAGAGCTGGGCTTACACCAAATTGTCAAGCAAATCGAAATTTCCGATATAGAGATTGATGTCAAAGCCGCAAAGCTTGTACTGCCGACCTTGTTCGTCTCTGCTGATCTGGATGGAAAGCTTTGTGGTGCCTCTGATTACGCCTTGTTGTCGCAGAAACACAAGCTGACTCAAAGGAAGGATGGCAAAGGTGTTCTTCTGGTCTTGGCGCATGACGAAGATATACCAAGGATTGCGACTTGCTGTGTTTGTAAACGATTTCTCGTCGATAGTGAATTCAAATGTCGTGCCGTCCACCTTTGGTGTCGCAGTTTTTACCTGAACGTAACGGAACGTGTTCGGCCGAGTTTCGACGATAAGATCAATCCCCTCGTCGATAGCAGCTTTAGCGACATTGAATCCCCAAAATAGTAGCTCGCTCGCTACAGCCTGTTCGCCAGCAGTGCCTAGGAATGCCGGCTTTACAGGCGGAGACTTCAATTTCGGAACGGCTACGGTAGGTGCCATAGCAGTTCGTTTAAGTTTGTAGTAGCCCTTTCGGGCCTTTTTTGTCTTTGGATTGATGGGCTTTATAAACGAAGGGCTTTTCGTCTTTATGTTCTGAGCAAGTGCGCTGGTAATCTTTGCCGCGAACTCCTCTTCGGGCATACCCATGTTTCGGTTGGTTTGGACGGCCTCTTTGGCAATCTCTGAGACGTGCATGGCACGATTTCGATTGTCTGTAAGGATGTCTTTGGCGACTTGCAAAATCAGCGTCAGCTGGGGTGCTGCCATCTGCTTCTCCTTTGCTTGGTTATTTTTTTGCTTCGAGGACTATCGTTTTTCGCCCGTCCAGGAATAGACGATTCTTCCAATGACACGGAACGAGCAAGACTCATCCGTGAGATCGATTGTGATCGGTTTGTATGCGTCGTTGTCACTGATGAGTGAGAGCTTTTTGCCAGGCAATATTTGGATGCGCTTGGCGAAAAGCAGGCCGTCAAAGCCGACAATGTAAAGTCCGTCTCTCGTCGCCTGCTCGACTGACGTATCAAGCAAGACGAAGTCATGATCTTTGAACGTGGGCTCCATTGAATCGCCGGATACTGAATGAACGACCAGAGATTGTCTGTCGGCTCCAGGAAGAGTTTGATTCAGCCACTCAGCCGAAAGGCCAATCATTTTCACAACACAGTCACTCTCGCTGTCAACAAATCCACCGAAGCCTGCACTGGGTTCAATGTTCAGTTGCGGAACAACAACGACTCCGTTTTGATGATCTACCACAGAGTGCGGCTCTTCGTTTCCGTAAACGAGCCACTGAAGCGACACCCCGAGAAGGTCTGCCAACTCACGTAACCGAGCTGGTTTAGGAATCGATCCTTGCTGCCACATGTAGACAGACTGAGCACTAACTCCTAAGCGCTTTGCGATGGTAGCGATGGATAGTCCAGCCCGCTTGCGAGCCTCTTCAAAACGTTCTGCAAACGACATACTCAATTCTCCTTTTTTCACAGGATACAAGGAGAAGTTGAAGATGTATATCAAGCGTGACTTGATATTTTATTCAAGTTGAATTAAAGTTTCCTTCAACTTTCAACAGGGAGAAGTTGAATGAAACTTGAGAAGGACTTAAATTCAATGTCCGGTGTAGAGCTTGCCATTCGGCAACTCAATGGCAAGGCGTATGCGTTGGCCAACCTGTGCGGCGTCTCTCAGCAGGCGGTTTCGCTATGGAAGAAAAAAGGAGTTATTCCGCCGGAGAGGGTTAATCGCGTTTCGGGGCTTCTCGGAATTCCTCGGGAGAAGCTCAATCCACTATTCGGGAAAGCTGACAGCAAGCCGTAATAGGAGTCGCTATGAACTTCGTCCAGTTCCACATAGGCGACTGGGACTCAAGCACAAGGTTGTTGTCGCCGCTCGAAAAGGGCGTTTACATCGATCTTCTGTTTTTGTACTACTCGCTGGAGCGTCCGCTTATGCGTTCGGAATGCGATCGCATCGCCCGTGCATATACGGCAGAAGAGAAAAACGCATTGGAGTACATCCTTGGGCGATTTTTTATGGCTGACGGTGAGTCGTACCGGCATCAGAGATGCGATAAAGAGATAGAAGCCACACGGTCTAAATCTGTTAAGGCCGCAGCATCGGCAAAAGCTCGATGGGACAGGCAAAAAGCAAACGAGTCTCACAAGAAAATGAAGACCTCGCAGATGCAAGACGAATGCGACGGTTATGCGAATGCATCTGAAACGCATATGCAAGCTGAATGCGAACGCAATGCGGACGGAATGCTAACCGATAACCGTAAACCGATAACCATAACTACTAAAGAAAAAGTAGAAAAAGAAGCGAAAAAGGCCAAACGTGAGCCGACCGTTTCTTTCCCTGACAGCCTTTCTGCGGAATGGCGTCAGGCTGCTTTGACCATTCGCCAGGATGTGACGCCGGAGAGAGTTTTTCTGAAACTCCGCGGCAGGTATGCGCCCACGACCGCCAAAAAGACGATGGGCAACTGGCGAAAGATTTTTCTGGGTTGGATCGGACGTGAGTATCCGGAGACGGACAAGGCAGCTCCAAACCGCAAGCTGGCTTTTGCAGAAATTCCATTCGATGAACGCGATTACGGCGAGGGTATCAACGATGACAACAGTTTTTGATTCTTCAAACGGCTGCACCTATGCGGTTGTTGACATGGGGGATTGTCCGAAGCACGGCAAGTACCCCAACATCATCCGTGAACGCTTCGGGAAAGGTTGCTATGGCTTTGCCTCGCTCAATCTCGGCTGTCCGATGTGTAAGCGCGAGGAATCCGACCGCAAGATCTATGGCGCCATTTCGATCCCGCGACGCTTTGTCGGCAAGACGTTCGAGAATTACCAGCCGGATAAACAATCCCAGCGGGTATACGACTTCTTCATGGACTACGCTGAGCACCTTCCGGAAAGGATCGAGACCGGCACCAGCGTCATCCTCACCGGCAAGCCTGGCACCGGCAAGACACATCTGGCGTGTGCTTTACTGTTCGAAGCCAAAAAGAAAGGCTACAGCGCGTTTTTCATTAACGTCCGGAAACTCTTTCGAGCTGTGCGGGACACGTGGCGTGAGGGAGCTGCCGAGTCGGAGTCTCAAGTCATTGACCGCTACGTCGATCTTGATCTTCTCGTCATTGATGAGGTCGGTGTTCAGGCAAAAAGCGAAAACGAGCAGCACATTCTCTACGACATTCTCAACGGCCGCTATGAGAACGCAAAGCCCACGATCATCCTCAGCAATGAGACGCTGCCAGCCATCAAGCAGATCATCGGCGAGCGAGCTTATGACCGCCTGCGTGAAGGTGGCGGCAAGGCTTTTGACTGCCAGTGGGAAAGCTATCGCGGTAAGGCTGAACTCGTTAACGACAAGCCTTTAGCGGTCCAGAACATTTTCAAGTTCTACGAGGTCGACGACTCTCCAGATCAGGAATCAGAAAAGGTGGATCCTTTTGCTGATCGCTGGCAGGACGGCAAGCTCATGCCAGCGCACATTCAGCCGGCGTAGGAGGTGCGATGGGGTTACTTCTTTTTGAACGACTCTCTCAGCTTCCTTTGAATGACAAAGGGCGAAATCAAAATTTGGACAAGTGCGTTCACAAGCTGTGCCGAGTTCAGTGCAACTTCGACAGAGTCTCTCCCGCTGAAATCAATTTCTGCGTTGTGCGAGTTCCCATGCGCGCTGCTGTCGCCGACATCCTTGACTGTCATAAAGATGCTTTCGAGTTCCGGAGGAAGGCCCAAGGATTTGATTTTTGTTTTCAGCCAGGAGGCTTGATCAAAGCCTTCGGTGTTGTGCAGTTCAGCAATGGAATCGCACAGCCTTTCAAGGCTTACGCGAAGCAGAGCGCAGGCAGAACGAGGAGAAAGGTGGGTGATACGTTGAGCTTCGACAAACAGCTCTTTCACCGATTCCGGCATGTCCTCGCAAGGCTCAATACCAAGTGGTACGGGATAGATCATTTCTTTGTCTTTCCAGATGGTTATTTGCCGACACGTAGAGCAGTGGCTGAAGTGGAAAATCTCAACGAAGTAATTTCGAGGAACTTCAAATGACGAGGCAGTTTGCAGGCCATGTGAAAAATCCACATCGATCTGCCCGCGTTTAGACATCAACGTGGACCAACGCATTTGACTGGCGATATGGCAATGCGGGCAAGTGAAGTGTGAAGCCCCACGGGAAGGAGCGATAAATGATGACATACGCAACCTTTGTACGAAACAGAAATCAAAAAACCGAACAGGCCTTTCAGGCTATCGAGGACGCTAAGCGAATTTTGGCAGACCTGGAGCAAATCACTGTTCGGGCAGCCGACGGAAAGCTTCCAGACATTGGCGAGACGGCACACCTGACTCACGGTTTGCGTGAGTCCGTCGATCGAATCCTGGTCGGGATTGTGGAATCGGCGACATTGCCGGGTGGACAGGAGGCGCTGGCGATGATGGATGCGGCGCACATTCGGCCGGTAGGGGAGGCGGCATGAGTGCAATTCAACACGATTCTGACTGCGCAGTACACAACGAGCCGGCAATTCCCGCCGGCCCGTGCGACTGCGGAGCGCAGGCTAAACATGAGCGTCGATTCGCAACATGGCTTTGTCAGCTGGGTTGTAAAACGGCCTTACGCCTTCGAAACAGGTTGGCGTCACCTCTATGGCGGCTATCTTCAACAGCGAAAACAAGTGCCAGTCGGGCACTTTGCCGCTTTTGCTTGTACCTGCTGTTTGGAAGCCGCGTAGTGCGGGCTTGCCTGCAGTCGTCACCCCAAGCAGGAAAGGTTCTACGACACGGTGATGCCCGTCGTAGGTGAATGTGACAACACGTCTGTTTTCGATGGCAAAGATCAGATCGTCGGCTACGGACATAAAAAATCCTCCGTGATTTGGTTGTTGGTCGTGTTGGGGAACACACCGCAATCATCTCACGGGGGACCAAACAAGGAGAAGAAATGAGCTTTATCGATGTTTCTCAGTGGGCTGCGATTCTGATCTTGGCAGCGTGTACTGCCTTCAACGGCTTTTGTCTGGCGAAGGTTTGGGAGTTCGTCAAAGAGGAAATTGTGAAACCGCTTTTTGGGGCAAAACGATGAAGGTACTCGACAGAGATAAAGACGCATACAACGAGGGTAGGAGCGCGGCTATGCGCGGAGAAGCGCTCAACCAATACCAACCTAGCTACAAGCGTCGTCCCGAGCTCTGGACGCGGTTTCGGCTCGGATTCCTAGATGCAATTAGAGACATGCGCCGGGCCAAAGCCAAGGAGTCGAAAAAACATGTTCGCTGAAGGTTACGCCAAGGCCCGACTCTACGCGAAGGGCCGCATGAAGTCCGGACAGATGAATCGGACGGAGAAGGCTTACGCGGCCTGGTTAGAGGCAGAGAAGCACGCCGGCAGGATCACTGCCTACTGGTTCGAAGCTCTCAAGCTGAAGATCGCTGAAGGTGCTTGCTTCTATACACCGGACTTTCTTGTTCTTCGCCCGGACGGCACGCTCGAGCTGCATGAGGTCAAGGGTTCTCCGGCCATATTCGCTGACGACGCCAAAGTGAAGGTCAAGGCTTGCGCCACGCAATACCCCTTCCTCGTGTTCGTCGTCTTTCCCAAAAAGAAAAGTTCAGGAGGTGGCTGGAATGTCCAGTGCTATTAAGGATGTTTTTGATGGCGCGCACGAAAAAATCGGGGTCTCAACTTTGCTGCCGTACGTGGCAACAGCTCGACTTGTTTCCGCAGCTCAAAAGTGCCGAGAGCTCCCCATCGGATCCATCCCGAGAAAGAAGATGCTCGACAAAGCAATTGAAGAAGCCAGAGCCATGTGTCCACAAGCCTTCAGGCGATCGGATGACACTAGTGGCTGTGAGCCTAAACGGAATCCGGGTCGGTGAGGATTCGCCTCATGCTAAGTACACCGACAATGAAATTGATTCAGTCTTCAGACTGCTTGATGAGGGATATTCATTTGCGGATGTGGCGCGGATGATGGATATGCCGAAATCTACAGTTTGGGCGATTGCGAAAGGTTTGATGAGAGCAACAGTGGTGGATAGATGGGAAAAGAGACTGTGCAGGAATTGACTGACAAACAGATCAGGTTCGTTGAGGAATATTTGGTTGATTTCAATGCCACTCAGGCAGCCCTTCGTGCTGGGTATTCTCCGAAAACTGCGAGCAGAATTGGCCCGGAGCTACTTGGAAAAACTTGTATTGCGAGAGCTGTTGAACGGGGAATGAAAGACGCCGCGAAGAAGTGTGAGCTCACTCGCGCGGAGTTGGTTCGCATGAATATTGAGTTCTACAAAATCAATTCGAATTTGGTTCCAAAGAACAACTTTGACGGTGAACAGGCGAGAAACGAAAAAGGCGAATTGGTATGGAAGATGGTCGATGCAGCGGCTGCCGGAAAGGCTCTGGATATGCTCAACCGGTACAAGAACCTTTACGAAAAAGACAATAAGCGTGAACTTGCCGGCGGGATTTTGTTCTCGTGGGGCGCGCAGGAATAAAGTAAATGCAGAAGGTTGTCATTCCGTACACACCGCGCTATCCGCAGACCGAAATCCATGGACTGTTGGAGGCGCACCGCTTTTCGGTTCTGGTCGCGCATCGTCGAATGGGCAAGACCGTGTTGGCCGTCAATCACCTGATCAAGCGCGCCATCACAGACCAGAAGGAGCGAGGCTTCTACGCTTACATCGCGCCTTTTCGCATCCAGGCTAAGGCCATCGCTTGGGCATACCTCAAGCACTACACGGCGCCGATCCCGATGCTGAAGGTCAACGAGGGAGAGCTTTCGATCACGCTTCCGAACGGTGCAGTGGTCCGCATCTTCGGTGCCGATAATCCGGATGCACTTCGCGGCCTGTACTTTGACGGCGTTGTGATGGACGAGGTAGCGCAGATGAAACCTGAAGTATGGGGCGAAATCATTCGACCGGCTCTTGCCGACCGTAACGGTTGGGCGGTGTTCATCGGCACGCCCAAGGGGGTGAACCTTTTCTCACAGACCTACGACAAGGCTCTGGAGCTGATGAGCAAAGGAGATCCGGAATGGATTGCCATGCTCTACTCAGTTGATCAAACGAATGTCATCCCGGAAAAGGAGCTGGCTTCACTCAAAAACGAAATGAGCGAAAACGAGTTTCGGCAGGAATTCTTGTGCGACTTCAATGCGGCCGCGGATAACGCATTGATTTCGATTGACCTTGTGCGAGAGGCTGCAACTCGCCAATATCGCGAACATCAATACGCATCAGCACCCCGAATCATGGGCGTGGACGTGGCTCGCTTTGGTTCGGACAGTTCTGTGATTTTCAAGCGGCAGGGACTTGTGGCCTTCGAGCCGATCATCATTCGCAAGTTTGACAACGTAGCCGTGGCGCAACAGGTTGCGATGCAGATCGTCGAGTTCAAGCCGGATGCAGTATTCATCGACTTGGGGGAAGGTGCCGGCGTCATCGATAAACTGCGGGAGCTTGGGTTTACCGTCACTGAGGTGGCCTTTGGTGGTGGCGCAAACGAGCCCGACAAATACGCCAATCGACGCATGGAAATGTGGTGGAACATGGCCGAATGGCTGCGTTCAGGCGGCGCAATTCCGCCATCCACACTGCTGCAGGCTGATCTCAGCGCACCTACCTATGGGTTCAACAACAAGGGGCTCAAGATTCTCGAAGCAAAGGACAAGATCAAAGAACGCCTGGGCAGATCAACTGACCTTGCAGATGCCCTTGCGCTCACATTCGCTTCCCCTGTCATGCCGAAAATCGACCGAAACTTTGCCAGGCAGATCTATGACGGCGGGCAGGAGTACGACCCGGACAGAGAGTTTGATCAGCAGTGGAGAAGATAATTTCGATTAGTTGTGTCTATTGGCATCGTCCATACGATGTTGACAGTGAGGGCACAACCAACTATTCGAGGCGGCGAGTTCATATTCGTCATCAGTGATAATTTCGTTGCATCCACCACAAATTGGAACTTCTTTATGCAGTTTTTTTTGCAAGTAAGGGACGATGCAAGTGCAAACTAATGCCCTTATTTTCTTTTGTTGACGTTCCGAGGGGGAGTTCTTTTTGTTGAACATATCCAAAAGAAAGTTGTAATCTTTTTCTGGATGCCAACTGTTATATCGTGACGCCTTAAAGCAGCCTTCCTCATAGAGAAAAGTTAGTAATTTTTTAGAGAAAAAGTCTGATGTAAATGGAATGTAACCATGTTGTGAGAATTCATGGATTGCCTTAAATAGCTTTTCGTAGACATCCACTTGAGAGGCTAGGTCGGAACGATTGAATTTCTTAATGCAACTGCTCCCGATGGGGTACAACACCTTCCCATTTCTAGTGTTCCGAATCGAAAACAGGTAACGAATTCCCTCTTTTCCACATATGCACTGGGAGGAACAATCTTCATCTTCTAGACAGTCTTGAATTTCCCACTCATGAACGGCCTCTTGCCAGTCTTTAGCTACCGATAGGTCAATTACTGTCGGAATCAATTTGTAAGAACTTTTGTGCGTCATCCAAATCCCCTTTTGTAGCTGTTTGTGGTGTAGTCTACTAGGCATAAAAAATATGTCAATGCGTGCTAGACTGTTTGCGAAATTTTCGCTTTCACTGGGGGAAACATGACGATTAGCAAACAATCTAAGGGCGGACGAGCGAGAGCAAATGCTATGAGTGAAGCAGAGCGAATTGCCGCTGCAAGAAAGGCCGCAGAGGCAAGGTGGGGAAGAAAATCGACTCACAAAGGTTCTTTTTTGGAAGAATTTGGAATAGATGCGGATTGTTACGTACTTGATGACGAGCTCGGAACGGCAGTCGTTACTCAGAGTGGGCTAGCGAGAATCCTTGGTTTTCAGGGGCAAAGAGCGGGTTTTTTGTTGTCACGTTTCCTGCAAAAGAAATCTGTCGTCGAGTGCCTCGGCAACATTGCATTGGAGAAAATCCAAAATCCTTTTAAATTTCAATATATTGGCCGCGGCAACGGAGGGCAGAACCAACCGCCTTTCTATGCCTTTGGATACGATGCGACGGTTATCATTGACATTTGTAATGCAATTCTAGCGGCCAGTGCCTTTGACGCTAGTATCAAGAAGAATCTTGTCGCTTCCGCCGGCGTAATTGTTGGCGCTTGTGCTAAAGAGGGTATCCGTGATCTTATCTATAAGTTGGCAGGATACAACTCGACCAAGGCCCAGGTTATTGCAGCATTTCGGCAATTTGTTCAAGAGGAAGCCAGCAAATGGGCAAGAGAATTCCCAGACGATCTTTACTCAGAATGGCAACGTATTTATCAGATTCCTGCTCCAATCAAGGGGCGTCATTGGGAGCATCGCCATCTGACAGTTAGGCATATTTATTTTCCGCTAGCCAGAAGTAAGGGAGTCTTGTTAGATTTGTTGAGAGAAGCTAAAGGTGATCAACGGAATAAAAAACTCCATCAGTTTTTGAATGAAGTTGGAAAAGATGCACTGCGTTCTCAAATTTGGAAGGTTGTTGGTATAGCAATGGGGAGCCGCACTCGAGCAGACTATGAACGTTCTATCGCTAATGCTTTTGGAGGTCAGTTACCGTTAGAGTTCGAGAAAATTCTTTTGGACAATTGAGTTTAGAAAACATCCTAAAATAAGCCCCGCTCTCGCGGGGTTTTTCATGTCTGTCGTCCATAAACCTCGTCTCATGCTCGCAACAATGCCGGCATGAGATTCGAGACAGTTTCACCAATTGAGTTTGTCAAGCGCTGTCGGGATTTGTTCGACCAAAACTACGCCGAAGCAGCGCTTCCTGGGCATCAGTTTAACCTTGATGAGAGTGCTTATGTCCAGTATGAGAAGCAGACTCCCTCCTTTGCCATAGTGGCCTATGACGGCGAAGTCCTTGCCGGGTTTTGCTCTGTCTTTGTGAGTTTTCATCAGCACACATCCGAAGTGATGGCAACAAACGACGCCATCTTTGTGCGGCCGAAATATCGCTCGGGAGTTCTTGCCGGACAGCTTTTTGTGAAAGCTGAACGAGAAGCTAAAGCACGCGGCGCCGTGGCCTTCCAGTGGATTGTTCCTGTCCGGTCTCCTCTTTACAAGGCGCTTCTCGTACGCACTCCAAAAGAATCTCGTCAGTGGTGCCAAGTCATGTTTCTCAGGAATTTCTAGCCATGAGTAAAGAACAATCGCAGACAGACGCAGAACTCGCACGACGTTATCTCAAAAAGCGTCGTGTGACCGGTTCACAGAATAAGGAGGTCTAAATGGGCGGTTTTATCAGCAGCGTTTTTAATCCTATCAAAACGATCAGCAAGGTCTTTGGTCATGAGAGCAGCGCTGAGAAGCGTGCTGAAAAACAGCGTAAGCAGTACGAAGAACAGGCCAAGCGTGATGAGGCTAACCGTTCGCAGGCGCAGCGTAAGGAACACGGCACAGATGCAGACCTCTCAGATCTGCCCGGCATGGGTGACGTAGAAGCGGGAGGCGGCATTGATACCGGGCTTACGGGGCTGGGAGGCGTCACTGATGATGAACTCAAGCTTCAAAAGCGCAAGCCTTTAGGAGGCTAATCATGGGGCAGTACATTGCGGGCGGCATTTTGGGAACGCTTACCAGTTTGCTCAATTTCGGCGTTCAGCAAAAGTCTTTGAAACAGCAGTCGGAGCTTGCCGAAAAACAGTACCAGGCAAGTAAGACCGCTTATGAGCTTGAACAGCAGGAACGAGCCAAAGTCAACGGCAACCAGCCCGATCTCGAGGCTCTTCTGGATGCCAATACGGGTTCGACTCGAGCGCCGACAGACTTGACTGGAGGCCGGGTTAAGAGAAGCAAACTCTTCAATGCCGGCAGTACTTCTCTCGGGGTGACAGGCAATGTCGGCCGATCTTAAGCACCTCAGTCAGATTTTTGCCGGACTCAAGAAGGAGCGCGGTGGATGGGAAAACCTTTGGCGCGACATTCGCGACTACGAGGTGCCTGATCTTGGGTGCTTTGAGGGAGAGGCTCCGCATGACGGCGGCAAACGTTATCAGCGTCTCTATGATGCTGAGGCCGCGGAAGCTGCTGACATTATGGCGGCTGGCCTTTTGTCCGGCTTGAGTTCTCCGTCGCGGCCTTGGTTGCGTCTTACAACGATGGATCCGGATCTCGACGAATCTCCGGATGTGAAGCAGTGGTTGGCCGACATCCAACAGGCGATGCTGATGCAGTTTGCAAAGAGCGAGACATACAACAGTCTGCATCGCTCTTATCTCGAACTGACTGCTTTCGGCACGGCGTGCTCGATCATTCAGAGACATCCGGAAAATGTCATCGACATGCTCAATCTCACGGTGGGCGAGTATTGGCTTGCCTGCGACCCATACGGACGAGTGGATACGCTGTTTCGTCGTCTTTCAATGACGGTCAAGCAGATGGTGCAGCGCTTCGGAATGGATTCTGTCAGCAATGACGTTCGCAAATGCCTGCGAGACAATCCGTTTGAGCGCAGAAACATCATTCACGCGATTGTGCCGCGCGTTGATCGCGACATTATGAAGGCGGACAAACTCAACAAGCCGTTTGCCTCCGTCTACTGGGAAGAAGGCCGAGAGAATGATCCAGCACTCGAAGAGTCCGGCTTTGATGAGTTTCCTGCGCTTTGTCCGCGTTGGCTGATTACCGGAAGTTCTGTCTACGGGCGAGGGCCGGGTGCAAAAGCATTGTCCGCTTCCAAGTCGCTGCAGCGGTTGCACAATCGCTTGGCAACGCTTACCGACTATCTTACGAATCCGCCTGTTCAATATCCGACCAAACATCGAGCTTTCCTGGATATGTATCGACCGGGCGGGCGAATTCCCGTGGATCCCAGTGACAACGAGGCCATTCGAACCGCTTGGGAAGTTCGCACGGATCCGGCTTTGATTGACGCACTGATTGAGCGACGCCGCCAGGAGATTCAGCGCTACTTCAAGGTGAACATTTTCCAAATGATTGCCGCTTCCCAAGACGGACAGCGAACGGCCACTGAAATCGAAGCGCTCAATCAGGAAAAAATCATGGTCATGGGGCCGATTCTTGAGCGACTGCACACCGAGCTTTTGGATCCGCTTGTAAGCAACGCATTTGCTCTGATGGTCAAGGCCAACAAGATTCCTCCGGCTCCCGAGTCCATGTACGGCAAGGAATTGAGCATTGAGTACATCTCGGTTTTGGCCGAGCAGCAGAAGGCTTCTTCCGTGAGCGGCATCCTCAACACGGTGCAACAGATCGGATTGATTGCGCAATTGCGACCGGAAGTGCTCGACAAACTGGATGCAGACAAGGCGGTTGATCTTTTGGCCGATATGAACAATGTGCCGCCTTCCATGATTGTCGCAGGACAACAGGTGGCGCTCATCCGCACCCAACGTCAGCAGGAGCAACAAGCCATGCAACAGCAGGCCATGGCCGCACAGAGCGCTTCGGCACTGCGCGATCTTGGGCAGGCTGCGGATTCTCAGGCTCTGCAGCAGGCCGTTGTTGATAACGGACAGGAGATCGTATGACAGCCGTCCATAAACCTCAAGACTTCGATGCGACACTGCCTGCAGATCCGGGCATTTTTGCCGAGCTGCAAGCCAAGGAAGAGCTCAAACGGCAACGAGAGCTTGAAGAAAAGCGTTTGGACAACGCTTTGGCTTCGGTTCTCGATACCGACTCCGGCAGGAAAGTTTTGAATTGGATATTGGGCCTCACCGGTATTAACGATTCGTGCACGAGCACGGATGCCATGCAGATGATGGCTCTTTCGGCAAGACGCGATGTGGGTCTTCAAATCAAAGGCAGGCTGAGGGCCGCAGGTCTCGTCTGCAATCTGGAGGAAGAACAGTAAATGAGTGAAGTAGACGCTGGAGTCAACATGCCGGATATGGATCCGGCAACGCCTCCCGCCGACGGAAGTCCTACGGCAACAGAGTCGACATCAACTGAACCGGTGGGCAATCCATCTGCCAATGATCAGCACGGCGGAATGAATGATTCGTCTGCGGCAGGACAAAACAATGATCCGATTCCGCCGCAGGAGCCGAAGCCCAATGAATGGCTCGGAGCTCCAGAAAAGGGTTACACCGCCGACGGATTTGATCTGCCGGAAGGCTATGAGGTTGATGACACGACGGCCGAAGGACTTGCAGAGGTTTGCAAAGACTTGGGCCTAAGCCAGAAGGCGTTTGCAACGATTGTCAACCGCATGACTCCGGTGCTTGAGCAGGCTCAGCGCGAACAGCTGGCAACGATCAAGCAGAACAACCTCAAAGCGTTTGCCGCGGACAAGGAGTTGGGCGGCTCTCGAGCCAAAGCAACGATTGCGCAAGCAAAGGTCGCTTATGAAAAGTACTGCCCCGAGGACTGCCGTCAGATCCTTAATCAGTTGGGGCTCGATGCGCACCCGGGGATGATCAAGATGTTCTACCGGCTCTCGCAGATGCTTTCCGACGATATGACGCCGCGCTCGTCCGGCAGTGTGCAGAACGGCTACGACCTGGCGAAGTTTTTCAACAACTCCAAGATGAATTAACAGCAGAGGAAAAATATGGCAGAAGCACAATATCCTACCCTCGTTGACGTGGCCTCCCGTATGGATGCCAACGGCGACATCGCCCCGATTGCCGAAGTTCTGTCGAAGAACAACGCAATCCTGCGTCACATTGGCTGGCAGGAATGCAACTTGACCGAAGGCCACAAGCATTCGTTGCGCACGGGCATTCCTGAACCGACATGGCGCGGCCTTTATGAAGGCGTTCAGCCCACGAAGAGTACCACAGCAAGCGTGGTTGACGTGACTTCCAACGTCGAAATGTACACCGACGTTGACTGCGATTTGGCAGACATCAATGGCAACACCTACCAGTTCCGCATGTCCGAACAGACAGCGAGCTTCCAGGGTATGGCCAATTCGGTTGCGACGGCGCTGTATTACGGCGACAACGACAAGGACATCCGTAAGTTCACAGGGTTGGCCACGCGCTACAACACCCTGAGCAAGAAGGTTCCGTGCGCAAAGAACTGCATCAGCGCAATTGACTCTTCTTATGTTGAAACGCCAGATGGTTACACGTCCATCTTCATTGTGAACAAGGATCAGTTCATCGGCCTGTATCCGAAGGGTTCCAAGTACGGCCTGAGCCACACTGACAAGGGTCAGGTCACGGTTACTGCACCTGACGGCAAGGGAAACATGGAAGCATACCGCGACCACTACAAGTGGCAGCCGGGTGCGGCTCTCATGGACTGGCGAGGTTGCGTGCGTGTCTGCAACATTCCTGTGAAGGACGGTCAGATCGATCTGACGAGCGACTCTTTGGTCAAGACGCTCATCGTGGCCAAGAACCGCATTCCGTCGAGCTTGCGCAAGAACCTCGTGATGTTTATGCCCACCGAAGTTTTCACGGCTCTTGAAATTGCGGCCTACGAAAAGAGCACCAACGCTCTGAAGATTGTCGAAGCGGCAGAGCAGTTCAAGACTCACTTCTTCCAGATCCCGATGGAAGCCGACGATGCCATCAGCCTGAACGAAACCAAGGTTTCCTAAGGAGGAACAAAACAATGCGAGTTGATTATCTTTCGATGTTTTCCAAGTCTCAGGTTCTTAGCGCCGCGTCTGCCGATTCGGATGTTCTGGATATCCAGAAGGCAGGCATCTCTGAAGGCGTGGGCTATATCTTCGTGCGAAACGAAACGGCGGTAACGGGGCTGGCAACCGTCAGTCTCCAGGGTTCTGACGACAATGGTGAAGACGATGATTACGCCGACATCGTGACCTTCCCCGTGACGGATCTCACGATTGGCGGCGGTGTCAACATCCCTGTCCCGCAGGGCCTGCCGCGTTACTTGAAACTTGTCTACAAGGCCGCGGCGAGTTCGACGCTTTCTGGAACGGTGTCTGCCGGCTTTACGTTGCAGGTCGATTCGCCGCGCGGCAAGCGTATCGGTGACTACGAAGCCAATCCGAACTTCGCCGTTTAAGGAGGTGATCCTTCATCTCACCGCAGAGTGCAGGCTTTGCGGTGCCATACGGGAATCCTTGACGGGGTTCCCGTTTCTTTATGGAGAAAATGAATGTCCACTGCTGTAGACATTTGCAACATGGCTTTGGCTTATCTTGGCGACAGGGCGACGGTCACATCAATTGATCCGCCTGAAGGCTCCCCCCAAGCTGATCATTGTGCGCGTTTTTACCCGATTGCTCTGGGGCAGATTCTGCGTGCCGGAAGTTGGTCGTTTGCGACGGTGAGAAAGCCGCTTTCGCGTGTCACGGATGTGCCTAAGGGAGCGAATTTTGCTTATGCCTATCCGTCTGACTGCATTGAACTGCTCTCTGTTCATGATGAAGGCGGCAGTCATATTCGGGAATATTCCGTGGGGCGATCCGGCGATGCTCTCGTGCTTCTGACGAGGGTTCCCGTTGGTTGGGTTGTGTACAGCACTTCTGAAACGCCAGCAGAGGTGTTGCCATCAGATTTTGCCGATGCTCTGGCGCACCTTCTGGCCTCCAAACTTGCCGGTGCCATGCTTACAGGAGCGAGCGGTGCTCAGATGGCTGAGGAACACCTAAAGATTTACCTCACACTTTTGAAAGACGTTATGCAGCGCGACGCCAAACAGTTCGATCAGGTTTTACGTTATCACAGTTCTTTGGTTGGCGATATGCGTCTTCCGGCTGAACCGGAGGTTCACTATGGCATTGACTAAGACAATACAGCTCTCCTACGCCGGCGGTGAAATCAGTCCTGACATGTACGGACGCAAGGACGACACGCGCTACCAAAACGGCCTTGCCAAGTGCATGAATTTTATCTGTCTGCCTCAGGGGCCGATCCGTAACAGACCTGGCTTTGAGTTTGTGAACGAGTGCGGTATTGAAGATAAACCTGTGCGCTTGATTCCGTTCACCTACTCTGCCGGTCAGACCATGATTGTGGAACTGGGCGATAAGTACGCGAAGTTTCACAGCTACGGCGCCACGCTCGTAAATGACGACGGCACACATTACAAAATCGAAACACCTTGGGCTGCAGAGGATATATTTGACCTCGTTTTTGTCCAGTCCGGCGATATCGTGACTTTCGTAAGCGACAAGTACCCGCCAACCGAACTCCGTCGCTATGGTGCACGTGACTGGAGAATCCAGACGGTTCAGATCAATACAAAACTTGCAACGCCTACAAACGTCAAAGCAGAGCGAGTGACTCAGGCTTCGGATGACCCGAACAAAGACAAGTACACAATGAAGTACCGTGTCTCGTGCCTGAACGAGGACAAGACTGAAGAGAGCGAAGCAAGTGACATTGTCGAAGTTGTGGCAAACCTCTACAGCTACGGTACAACTGTCAAGATTTCATGTGATGAAATGCCGGGAGCGGCCTTCTATCGTTTCTATAAAAACCAAGGCGGTTTGTACGGTTACATCGGCGATTCTGAAACACCGGAAATCATTGATGACAATATCACGCCAAAAACGGATGTCACCATTCGTCGGTTCGACGATGTTTTTATTGCCGCCGGAGGAATTGAATCAGTAGCTATCGACTTTAGTGGAAGTAACTACGGAAGTACCGGCGGAATTGAAAAGGTTTCGCCAGCTGGCACTGATATTGAAACCGAGGAAGAGGTAAGACTTCCGATCAATCTTGAAAGCTACGACCTAAACTCCCAGATTTACGTAACCGGTGGTGGAACGGGAGCAGAGGTAGAAGCTATTTTCGAAGGATCGTCGCTTGTCGGGTTTACGGTGATTGCTCCCGGAGCCGGGTATTCAATTGAAGAAAGCGAGGTTCGGTTTAAGGATTCCGAAGGAAAGGACAAACTTAAATTTCCTTGTTCCGTCAATAACGCGCCAGGGATCACGATAACGGATCCAACTGGAAGCGGAGCTGAACTCGAAGCTATTGTCAATGATGGAAAGATCACAGGAGTCCAAATTCTTGACCACGGACAGGGTTACACAAACCCTGTATTGACTGTGCAACCCACGGCGGGAGGTAGTGGTGCTGTTTTGAAGGCGACGACGGTATCTCACGGCGACTATCCGAGAGCGGTTGGATACTTCGAACAGCGACGTATTTTTGCGGGACTTACAACGGATCCGCAGCGGGTGCTTATGACAAAAAGCGGCACTGAATCGGACATGAGCTACAGCCTGCCCTACCGTGACGATGACCGGATCAGTTTTCAGATTGCAAGCCGTGAATTCAACGCCATTCAACATGTCGTGAGCCTGTCGAACCTTTTGCTGCTGACGGTCGGAATGAGTTTCCGGATCAGTCCTCAGGACGGATCTGTAATTACGCCAGACTCGATTACAGCGAAGCCGCAGAGCAACGAGGGTGCCTCTCGTGTGATGCCACAGATCATCAATAACTCCGCAATCTACTGTGCTGCACGCGGCGGGCATGTTCGAGAGATTGCATACCAGTATGCCGCGGGAGGATATGTTTCTAACGATTTATGCCTGCGAGCAACGCACCTGTTTGACTTCAAAACGATTAAGGACTCTGCCTTATCGCGTGCCCCGATTCCGATTGTTTGGTTTGTAAGTTCGGACGGATCGCTTCTGGCGCAGACCTACATTCCGGAGCAGGAAGTCAACGCATGGTCGCAGCTTGTCACAGACGGAGTATTCGAATCCGTTGCTTCTGTCGAAGAAGGTGACGAAGATCATTTGTACGTTGTCGTGCGCCGCGAAGTCAACGGTCAGACACGTCGATACGTCGAGCGCATGGCGTCACAGGCCGCGCCTGAAATTCAGAACTCTTTCTTTGTAGACAGCGGCGCGGTTTACGAAGGCGATCCCGCAACGATGATCTCGGGGCTTGATTGGCTTGAAGGCAAAACCGTATCGATTTTGGCTGACGGTGCTGTGATGCCACAGCAGGTTGTGACTGACGGTAAGGTTATGCTTGATTATCCGGCAAGCAAGGTAGTTGTAGGCTTACCGTATATGTCTGATGCCCAAACGCTGCCGGTACTGATGCAGGATACATCGCTGGGAAGCGGCCGCATGAAGAATGTCACTCAGATTTACCTGCGCGTGTACAAATCTTCGGGCATCTTTGCTGGTCCGTCGTTCGAAGAGCGCGACCTTGCAGAATACAAGCAGCGCACCACGGAATCGCCTGGCAGCCCTCCTGCTCTCTACACAGGAGAACTCGAACTGCGTCTATTCCCTGCTTGGCAGGACTCGGGAACAATCTGCGTGCGGCAAAGAGATCCGTTACCGCTGACTATTCAGAGTGCTGTTTTGACTGTGAGCACTTGATTTGTCCATAAACAATCGGCTCTGCGGGATACCCTCTTTTAGAAGATTTAAAAGGTGGTTCCGCAGATGCCAAGCAATCAGTTTTTCTATCCATCAAGCTACGCGCAGACGCAAGGCCAAGCAATCGGTACAGGCAGCACTTCCGAAGCAATTGAAGCCAATGCCAACGCAATGGGCATGATCCCGGGAGGTTTCGGAACGGGTTTCAAAGTCGGGTATACGGCAGGCAATGTTCTCACGGGACCTTTCTTGTCGTACAGAGCGGCAAAACAGGAAAAGCGGTCTCTGCAAATGCAGGCTGATATTGCAAATCTGCAGTCTGCAAGCTACCACACTGCCGCAGACGATGCTAAACGAGCAGGACTCAATCAAGCCGCAGCCATTGGGTATCAAGCCGGACAGGCAAAGTCATCAGCCAAAGTAAAGCAGGCCGCATCCGGCGTTCGTGTAGGGGGCTCGGGATCCTCCGCAGAGGTTCTCACCTCCATTGATATTTCCAAAGAAATGCAGATTAATCAGGTGATCGCAAACTCCGTGGCGCAGTCATGGGGTTATCGCCGCACTGCTGTGGACTATTCAAACAAGGCTCTTTCTTATGAGTGTGCTGCCAACGGTATCTCTCCTTGGGCCGCAGCTATTACGACTCTTGTTGGTTCACTCACCTCTGTGGCCAGTCCTTCGAAAGAGGATCAGGCAAACGGCACTGCCGACTGGCAGGACTTTGCTTCGTTCGGCAAGGGAATCGGTTCGTTCTTTAGCAGCGGATCCGGAAACTCTCTCGGAAGCATGGGGGACTACAGCAGTTTTTCAACCGCATTTTCCAATTCGGGGTTCTAAATGGCAGGAATAACCGTCCCCAATCCTTACGGACAGAACGTTGCAATTGGTCCCACGAACGGCCTCGGCGGGCTCCATGAAGCACCGGAAACGAAATACGGACTTGACAAAGTTGTTGGCGGCGCAGCCAAGGAAGTGGCCGGCGCCGTTTCTCGCTGGCAGGATGAAATCGATCGAACCAATGCCAAAGATGCGATCAACAAAACTCAGCAGCAACTCCGAGATCTTGAAACCAATCAGGAAAACGGATGGGCAAACATCCTCGGTGAAAATGCGCTCAAGCGCCCGGACGGCAAGAGCCTGGTTGATAAATATCAGCTCAAGGCCAAAGAGGTCATCGATACACAACTCTCCGAGCTGAAGACTTCGGCGGCGCGCAAGTATTTCGAGCGGTACGCCGAGACGGCATATCAGCAAAACGGCAACCGCCTGCAGACGCACCTGATCAATCAGCAGAATATCTACGACAAGGCGGTTTCTGCGGCAACGATCAAAACGGCTCAGGACGATATTCGATCTGGTGACCTGGCACGAATGCGCTCAGGATTTGCCGTTCTGGAGGCTGAATATCAAAACCTGGCCAACAAAACAGGACTGCCCGTAGATCGTTACGAGACGGTTGGGGCGATGCACGCCATTGCCATCGAGAACTTTATTGACGGCAAGAACCCGGATGCGGCAGCCGCTTGGCTCGATGCCAACAAAGGCTCCATGAGTCAGGATCAAATTAGAAAGGCAAAAGAATTAATCAATGCCGGCAAAACCACACAAAGGGCCGACGATCTTGCGCCGAAGATGATTCATGCCTACGGGGACAGTCGAGCGGAACTTCTCAAAAAAGTTCAGAGCATTGAAGACGAAGACCTACGCGAAAAGGTTGAACGTCGCGTCCGAAAGCAACTTGCCGCAGAAGACCAGATCAAGAAAGCGGAGCTCAAAGAAGCAACGGATCAGTACTGGCAATTTGTTGACAACGATGAGGAGCCGCCGGACTCGCTCATTGCCGAGATCAAAGAACTTGATCCAGACAAGTGGAGAAGTCTCCAGAGAGGCAGAGCAAAACAGTCGGACGAGGCGACCCTTGATGCGCTCAACGATTTATTGACGTATGAGCCGCAGAGGTTCGCCGAGCTTGATCTCAATGAATATGCAGACAAGCTGACGAAGTCCGACCAAAGGGTCTATCTCAAGGCTCAAAACAAACTGGGGGAAGCTTCCTTTAAGGACTTCATCAAAACGCTGAAACTACGAATGGATGCCGACAAAGCTTTTAAAAACGGCGCCAAGAAGAAGGAAGTTATTGCCGCGGCAACCGAGCTTTGGGACGAAGTCAAGGCAAGCCACACCAAAGGGTACATCGATAAGAGCACATCGGATCAACTGATAGACAGAGTGTTGAGTAAAGAAGACGCATGGTTTGGAGCCGAGCGAGGCTATCAGATCATCAACAAGCGAGATCGAGGGGTGTCAGCAGGACAGGCTCTGGCGGCGGCTAATTTTGAAAACGACGCCACGGATCAAGAACTCAACGAAATCTTGCGACGCAATGGCGTTACGCAGAAAGTGACACAAGAGCAGGCGAACTATGCACGGCAAATTGCCAATGGCTACGGATTGCCGCCGGAGATTATGCAGCAGGCCACTGAAATGGCCCGGGAAGCTGCTCAGGTCCGGGGCACCAAACTGACTCAGGCGTTGATCAACAAAACTGCAGAAAAAATCGCATTTGGACAGAATCAAAAATGACAGACAACCTTGACCTCGCTTTTCAGGCTATCGATGAACTGGCGGCGCAAGAGCAGGCTCGCGGTCAACAAGCTGTGACTCAACCTGCGGCTTTACCGCAAAGTCCGACTGCAGCGGAGCCCGAGTCACGCGAACGTTGGAACCCTGCTTTTGATGTCATTGACGAGATGCAGTCCGAGAGATCTCGTTCTTCCCGAGCCTTGACGGATGGCGACGCCACGAAGGCCGCGCAGGTGCGAGACCTTTCAGAGCGGTACGGCACAAGCCGCACGGCGGCAGAAATCAACTTCGAGAGTCTTTTTGCTCAAGCTAATCGAGATGACGCGGACGAGGCGTTAACCGAATCGCCGGCTTTGGCACATTGGTTTGCAGAGAACCAGAAAGATGCGCCGATTTTCAAAAAAGATCTCGGACTACTTTCTCGACTGGAGGAGCATTTCCGCAGAGTGGGATCGCGGTATTCGTCTGCCCCAAATGTCGCCGTTGATGCTCAACCAAATGCCCGATATTGGAACTCGGAGGACTTGACCGGAGACGAGGCGCTTGACGAGCGAATCACTCCATTGATGAACTCAAGTCAAATTGGACGTGGTGCGCAGGCTGGTTGGCTCATGGGAGAACA